GGTCCTATGGTTGAGGTAAATACAGACTTGCTTGCAGCAGGAGAAGACCCGACAGACATCCACCCTTGGCGAGTATTCTTGCGTGAGGGTGGAGACGGTTCTATGCCTGCTGTTAGATGGTATCAGCCAGTAGCGAACGCTAATGGACTTAACCAGATTGTAGAGATATTCCGACGATTCGCTGATGAGACTACGTCGCTCCCAAGCTATACACACGGCGAGCAGACCCAAGGTCTTAACAAGACGGCAACTGGCATGTCCATGCTCATGGGCGCAGCCAACATTGCCCTTAAGAGCACAATCAAAAATATAGATGACTTCTTGATCGAGCCCATGATTGAGAGCCTGTTCCACTTCAATATGGAGTTTGGAACCAACGAGAAGTCAAAGGGTGATCTGAAAATACAAGCTCGCGGAAGCACCGCATTGGTACAGAAGGAAGTGCAGAGCCAGAGGCTGCTTCAGTTCTTGTCCATTGTGGGTGATAACGCCAACGGAGTCGTTAAGCAGACTGAGCTGTTGCGAGAAATCGCCTCTAGCATGGACATTGACCCCGACCAAATTATGAAGACTGAGGAGCAGATTGCTCTTGAACAGCAACAACAACAACAGTTACTCCAAGCTCAAATGCAACAGGCAGCAGTCGCAGGCGGTCCTCCGTCTCAGGGCGACGCCGGAATGGGAAGTCCTCTCGGAATTAATTAACAGCCGATTTGAGGACGCCCAGTCAGCATTAGAGCGGGCAGATGAAAAGAATTTTAGGTTTGAGCAAGGCAGGCTCCTAGAGCTTCGTTTCTTTCTCGAACTTGAAGATGCGGCAAAAGCCGTTCTAGACAAAGCGCGGTCCCCTAAACGGATAACCGCAATAGACTAACGAATATCCCATGATGTGGGACTCGAAGGAAATAACGATGTCAAAGAGAAATGACCCAGCGCGACTGGAAGCTGAAGCGAAAGAATTGTACGAACAGATGACTAAAGGTAAGACTGAGACCCCAGAGGTAGATCAACCTCCAGCGGATACCCCAGAAGAGCCCGAAGCCCTGCAAGTAGAAGCCCCCGATCCTACGGATACGGCTGAAGTTCAAGCGGATGAGGACACAGTAGAAGAGTCAGAACGCAGCGAGGACTCGGAACTGAAGTTGGCTTTAGAAAAAGCCGAGAAAGCTATGAAGGGCGCACAGGCGAGAATGACCAAAGCGACTCAAGAAGCGGCTGACTTGAAGCGGCAAAATGCCGACCTGATCAGAAGCGTCACCGAGTTAAAAGGTCAACTTGTGGAGTCTTCAAAAGACGAGAGCAAGCTGGCACAGATAAGGGAAGATTACCCCGATCTGGCTGGACCACTGCTTGACGAGTTGAAGAGAACGCAAGATGAAGTTGGTAAAGCCAAAGAGGCTTTAGCCGAGCAAGAACAGAGTAAGTATCAGGAGTTGCAAGATCAGGCGCAAGCCGAGCACTTCGAGCGAATCCGAGCAGTACACCCTGATGTCGATCAGCTTATCGATACGGCAGACTGGTTGAACTGGTTGGAGGAAGCAGACTCCCAGACGAAGACTTGGATACAAGAGGGTTCGTCTAATGATGTGAACATGGTTCTTAGTAGGTTTAAGGCTGACATGGGACAACCAGCTCCCACGCTGCAAGAGCAGACTCTCGAGCGGGCTAAGACGGTTGCAGAACCGAAGATGCCAAAAGCTCGGAAGTCACAAGTTAAAGGCGAAAAGAAATACTGGACCGTCGATGAGATTATGAGGATGCCAAACGAAATGTTTGAGAAGCATCAATCGGAAATACTCAAAGCGATGGAAAGTGGATCGATACGCCGCTAATCAATCTCTTGTGAGGTAATAAAATGTCTTTTTCACAATTTTCAACGGGTACTACATCTGAAGTAAACTTTATCCCAGAGGTGTTTTCCAAACTCCTTCAGGCTAAGTTCTACAGCAAATCAATTCTGCCCGAAATCAGCAACACCGACTATGAAGGTGAAATCTCTGGTCAAGGCGACAAGATCGTTGTACGTACAGTTCCTGCTGTAACTATCAACGACTACAGTGGTTCTATCACTACTCAAGAGCTGACTACTGCCAAGGTAGAAATGCTCATTGATAAGGCTAAGTACTACAGCTTTAAGGTAGACGACGTACTGGCTGCTCAGGCGGACATCAACATGCTGGAAGCTGCATCTACTGATGCTTCTGAAGGTATGCGTATCGCTGTTGAGACCGACGTACTGTCTAGCGCTGTAACTGGTGCTACCACTATCGGTGCTCAGACCACTATCACTTCATCTAACATCTTGGAAGAAATTCTGACTCTGTCTAAGACTCTTGATGAGCTGAACATTCCAGAAGAAGGTCGATTCATCGTTCTTTCTCCTGAGTTCATCTCTATGCTCAAGCAGTCTGAGCTGCGTCAGGCTTACCTGACTGGCGATGCTACTTCACCTCTCCGTAACGGTTTGGTTGGAATGGTTGACCGCTTCAAGGTTTTCCAAAGCAACATGGTTTACACCCCCGGCTCCGGCGCAGACGCAGGCTATACGCACGTTCTGGCTGGTCACCCCAAAGCGCTGTCTTTCGCGTCTCAGTTCACTAACACTGAAACTGTTCGCATGGAAAGCACTTTCGGCGATCAGGTTCGTGGTCTGAAGGTGTACGGCTCTAAGGTAATCACTCCTGACGCACTGTGCGTTGGTAAGTGGACCTAAGATACCGACTAATGATCGGGGGAGGGAAACCTCCCCCTTTTTAGCGAGTTATTCATGACTAAGAAATCGAACACAAAGAAAGACGAAATTTTTCTGCAAGCCAAGGAAGACTATAACGTCAAGTTAGATCGACGACTGACCCTTGCCCAACTAGAAGAGCAGGTACAGCGATTGGCAGAAGACAAAGCCAACCCCAAGCCTGTTGAGAAAGAGCTGGTTCCAAAGCGGGTTAGAAATGTCATTACAGGGAATGAGTTCGACTACAACCCGATTTTTAAAAACAACCCCGATTTAATGGTAATCGAATGGGAGACCGATAATGGCTGACACGAAGGTAGTAGACATTTTAGATCGGGCTGGGATTATCTTGCAGGATAATACGAATGTCCGGTTTCCAAACTCAGAGCTTTTAAAGTTCTTTAACGACGCGCAAAAAGAAGTTGTTCTGCACCGTCCAGACGCAAAGATGGTGAACACCACCTATAGCTGTGTTGATGGCAGTAAGCAGACTCTTCCAAGCGCTGCATTGAGGTTGATTGAGATTGTACGCAACGTGGGCGGTAGAGCCGTTACACAGGTACAGCGTCGCATCCTTGATGAGACCCTGCCTAACTGGCATGAAACAACAGCAGGAACAAACAAGATTGAGCATTTTGTTTATGACCCAGCTGACCCCAAGAATTTTTATGTTTATCCCAAAGGAGCAGCGGGCACTCACAGTCTTGAGATTGTCTACTCCTCTGCGCCTACCGAGATATCCATATCGGACTTCGATACAGATACAACTACAATTAGCCTAGACGATGTTTATGCTAACTGCATATTGGACTACGTCCTGTATCGCTCGTATCAGAAAGACTCAGAGTTCGCCGGTAACGCCCAGCGAGCCATGATGCACTATCAGTCGTTCGCCAATGCGCTTGGAGTTAAGACTCAGGCGGATGGTGCAACCACTCCAATGCCAGCGATGGTAGGTAGCGCCTAATGAAGTATTCTGATTTTTCTCTGTATGTCCGCCCCGAAGTTCAGGGTGCTCCCGATTTTGTTATAGAGAGAGCAGTCAGAGATTCGGCTATAGACTTTTGTGCAAGAACTGATATCTACATCCCAGAGCCGGAGTTTATCACTACGATAGCTGGCTTGAACGAGTACGCCGTTTCTTTGCCTACGGGCACAGAGTTAAATCACATACTTGATATCTTTAACGACAAGTCGGCTCTAAAGCCGATTAGTTATAGTCAGCTACTACTTAGGCTGGGAGATGAGACCACAACAGGAACGCCTGCCTATTACGCGCAGCGTGACAACCTTGACTTCTACCTAGCCCCCATACCAGCTGAGGCTGACTCCTTTAGGGTTCTGTATTCCGTCAAACCCACATCAACCAGCACAAGCATCCCTGACAGCGTGGGCAAAGAGCATCGAGAAGCAATTACTCATGGTGCGTTGTATCGGCTCCAAATGATGTCAGGTCAACCTTGGTCGAACCCAAACGCGGCAGGAATGAACAAGCAGCTATTTGAGCGCAGCGTTGGCAGGGTAATCCGCCAAGTTAAGTATGGCTTTAGTGGTGGCTCACTCACCTGCAAATCGAGGGAATTCATCTAATGGCATATTTGACCACCATTGATCTGGTTCAGGGAGACCAACTACCAGAGATCGAAATGACGCTTAAGGACAGCAATACAGCTGCTGCTGGCGCAATTCTCGATACTGACGACGCAACCACATTTGCAGCCTTGGACCTGTCTGGCGGCTCAGTACGCATGCGTGTCAGAAAGGTAGGGCAAACAGGCTTGATCGACACTTTAGTAGGTACGGTCACAGCCCCTACAGACGGCAAGGTTACATTTTTATTTGCGGCGGATACCCTATCCTCTACAGGCGTTCTTGAGGGAGAGGTTGAGTTCACCGACTCTTCAGGCAGAACCCAGACAGTCGTTGATCTAATTAAGTTTAAAGTACGATCACAGTTCGGTTAGTAGCCGATGGCTATCCATGCTTCTGTAAAGTATCGATCTCTTAAGGCTGGCGTTACACACAGAAGTCTTCAGCTCAGCGCGTCTATACAAAAGACGGCAGCTGTTGTTCTGCAACAAAACGTCGTTGCTTCGCTATCAAGCCGCAGGCTAGATGCATCTTTTAATATAGCCAAACTTACAGCTGTCTCTAACTGGCAAAAGCTGTTTCTTCACAACATCCATGTCAACGCCGAGAGAACGCTCTACGTATTCAACGATGAGTTCCTATTCTCAGATGAGGCTATCTTTGCGGTAGACAAGGGTCTTAGCGATGCGATTGGCTTCCTGTCTGCTGACCCGGTGTTTACTGTAGGGAAGCAGCTAGAAGACTCTGCGGTCTTAGTGGATGCTGCAAGGCTGAACGTAGGTAAGGGTTCTCAAGATTCTCTAGCGTTCGCAGAGAGTCAGGCGTTTGTGATTGATGCACTGCGTTCGGACCAGTTCAGCTTTGCAGAAGATGTACACACTCTCCTGACGTTCCTACGAGACTTCGATTCTTCGACCAGCATCATAGATGGTACAGCCGCTTCAGTCTCTAAGCCTCAAAGCGACTCATACGGTTTCTCCGATGCAGTGACTACAGGCGCTGGCAAGGGTGTCTCTGATGCACTGTCGTTCGCAGAGAATCAAACCTTTGATATTAATGTTTTGCAGCAAGACTCAATATTTCACTTTGATAGTTTAGTGGTTACTCGGCAGCCATTTAACTTCGTGTTTACTGAGGTGTCGGGAGTATCCACCGTAACTGGCGAGCCTGACGATTCGTTTGGACTTTCAGACGGTGTCAGCTTTAGCGGCAGCATTGGGTTTCAGGATTACTTTGCTCTGGACGATTTCTCGCAGGTCGATAAAGATGTGCTTGGCGTCAAGAGCAATGTCATTGGCTTTGCTGACGATCTGGCATCAGTTGTCGATAAAAATATTCCAAATCAATCGTTTAGCTTGACCGAACAGCATTTATTTGCTTTGTCAAAACCTGCCGCAGACTCTATAATAACCACAGATATATTGACTTCTCATGCGTCGAAGTCAGTTACAGATACAACCACGCTAAATGACGCAGCGACACTGTCCCCACGGATCGGAAAATCTGACAGTACACCTATTGTCGATTCTCTTGATGTTGAGCATGTAATAACTGGTGCCCTCCTTAATCAAGCGCTTATTGGCAATTTGATATTGAATGCTGATTAATCTGGAGACATACCATGATCGTTGATGATCTAAAACTTAAAGGGCGCTTGACTGTTGATTTAGTAGCAGCAGACGGCACCATCAAAGAAACTCAAGAAATCCCAAACCTTGTGGTAACCACGGGCAAAGTGTTTGTTGCCTCTCGCATGGCTGGAACCTCAGCCTCGGTTATGAGTCACATGGCTATCGGTACTGCAAATGCCACCCCAGCTGCTGGAGACACCTCTCTTGGTGCCGAAGTTGCTCGAGTAGCGCTAACCAGTACTACTGCCAACAACAATGACGTTACCTATGTCGCAACATTCCCCGCTCAGACTCCTTCGTCTGCTGCTGGAGTGGTTGAGGCTGCCATCTTAAACGCTAGCTCTTCTGGCACCATGCTTTGCAGGACGGTATTCAGCGTTATCAACAAGCAGCCAACAGATAGTCTTTCTATCACTTGGGTAGTCTCAGCTAGCTAGGAGCCATAAATGGCGATTCAGTTCTCGAACCTAGCTAGCACTTCGCTGGCTAGTGGCGTTTCCTCTACGGCAACGTCTATTAGTGTTACCAGCGCAGCTTCATTCCCTTCATTGGGCAGTGGGGATTATTTCTATGCGACGTTGGGAGCGGGAACTGGTTCAGAAATCGTCAAGGTTACAGCCATATCTGGCACGACCTTTACTGTGTCTCGTGGGCAGGACGGCACTACAGCTGTCAGCCATTCGGCTGGAGGGGATGTAGCACTTAGGGTTACAGCTGGCGCTTTGGAAGACTTGCGTGACGGCGGTCAGGTCTATACTGCGGGCAGCGGTCTCGGTCTTTCAGGCAACGAGTTTACAAATACTGCGCCAGACCAAACAGTCTCTATCTCAGGATCGGGTTCAACCACTGTTACGGGAACGTACCCCAGCTTTACTGTCTCCAGCACCTCTTACAGTCACCCATCAGCCCACCCGATTAGTTTTATCACTGGGTTGCAGACTGCATTGGACGGAAAGGTAGATGACTCTCAGGTGCTTACGGATGTTCCTGCGAACGCCCTTTTTACTGATACCGTATACACGCTTCCGTTTACTGATAACTCGTCTAACTGGAACACAGCTTATGGATGGGGCGATCACTCCACTGCTGGCTACTTAACCAGTCACCAGTCTTTGTCTGGCTATGCTACTGAGACGTATGTTGGCACGCAGATAACAAACCTTGTTGATTCTGCTCCAGCGACAATGGATACGCTTAACGAGCTAGCCGCTGCGCTGGGTGATGATCCTAACTTCGCTACTACTGTAAGCACCAGCATCGGTACAAAGCTACCCTTGTCTGGCGGCACACTCACAGGCGCTCTGTCAGGGACTACAGCCACTTTTTCAGGCAACATAAATGCTGAATCAGATATTAGAGTAGGCACAGCCGCTGGCGCAATTAACCAGACAGGTATTATTAAAGAAAATGGCAGTGCTTATGGATTAGGGTTTTTTACATGGGGCGATACTGCTCCAGTGCAGATTGGTGGCGGCTCCGTAAACCTCCAAAAAGAAGCAGGCGGCGGTGTAGACCTCAAGATTAGCGGCACTACAGTAATAGACTCTAGTCGCAACCTGACCAACATAGGGACATATACTGGTCAAGGGTTAGCTACAATTACTAACTCCAGCAATCAGCATTTACGACTGGCTTACTCCAGTGGCTTTTACTGGAATATTTACAGGGAATCAACAACGGGCGACCTTGTTTTTGATAGCTCAAACACAGCAGGCGAGTTTGTTCGGTTTGATGCAGTAGATAAAACCATATCGACAATAGCTGGATACAAAGTAAACGGCACTACAGTAATAGACTCTAGTCGCAACCTGACCAACATTGGCACGATTGGCTCTGGAGCAATAACCTCAACAAGTTCAATGAATGCCGCAGGGGGCTATTACGTTTCTGGAACTGAGGTAGTGACCGCTAGCCGCAACCTGACCAACATTGGCACAATCTCATCGGGCGCGATTAGCATCAACGGCATAGACCAATCTATAGTCGCCCAGCGCGACCTGTCTTCATCTAGCAGCGGTTGGAGTGGGCGGATCATCAGCAAAAACGCCACCACCAACGTCGCCTCTTTCCTGGGCAACTACAAGGGATATGCGGGGCTTTTTGCGCATAACGCCGCGCTCAATGGTTGGGCACCGATCTATATCAACGCTCATTCCGGTTCGGGACAAGCAAACGTATATACCGGCTCTCTTTACGTTAATGGGAACAACTTAGCATGGCATGCAGGTAACGACGGCTCAGGCTCTGGTTTAGATGCTGATCTGCTTGATGGTACACATAAAAGTGGGTTCTTTGTTCAAAGTGGTTCGTGGTTAGGTGATTTAGGAAGTAATGGATATACCCGTGAAAACGGATTAAGTATGACCGGTGGTTCCGAATTTGTAGTTCTATCAAAAGGTGGTCAAGGTACCGTTTTAGTTGACGGACAATATATATCCTACGAAGGTAGTAATGGATTTTTTGGTTCATATAATTCAAGTTATGCTAATGCTGCAGGTATTAGAGCAACAGCCGCAAGTACAGTAACTGTTCAAAAATTAAATGGAAATAATGCTAATTTAGCAGTTACAGGAAACATAACTAGGTCTGGTAATACAGTTTGGGATGCAGGCAACGATGGCTCAGGCTCTGGTTTAGATGCTGACACCGTTGATGGTCTTCAAGGTTCACATCTAGATCAAAGAACATATAACAGTGCCAACGCTTATCTAGGGTCACACTACATTAACGGCGGTACGGGTCAAAAGCCAAACAATTCTTTACTGGGTGCCGGTAAATTAAAGCTGTCTATGCAAGGCAGCGGTAACTTAGGTTTTGGTGGCTCATGGAATGATGTGTTGTGGATGTCTAGCTACACTGGAACTGATGTTAAGAAAAGCACTGCTATAGTTTCTAGTAAATATGACTCAACTAGTCTATTCGTGGCAAAACAAAACTATGACTCTGCAACTTGGGGAACAGGGTATCTGCTTTGGAACACTGGCAACGATGGCTCAGGCTCCGGTTTAGATGCAGATACCGTAGACGGCATCCAAGCAAGTAGTTTCTTGAGAAGCGATGCGCTTACATACAGTAACAACAATATTGGCAGAGCAAATCATCATCTAGGTCATCTTGTTGGCGCGTATAACAATGTCGGGGGAAATAGTGCTAGACCTAATCCTATTTACAGTATCGGAACTTCCTACCTCCCGACTCAATCCGGCTTATCAAATTTTTATGGAGTAGGCTTTGCCCACGCAAACCTATGGGGTTCGGGTAAAACAGCAGGATGGGGTCTGTATACCACCGATGCAGGAAACGTAACATTCACAGCGGGATACTCTGGCGGAACAAGCGGAATTGGCGTTTGGTCGCAAGGCAAGTTTGTCTCAACCCCGCAAGGCACTTTGTGGGGGTCGTCAAACGACGGTTCTGGCTCAGGGCTTGATGCTGATCTGCTGGATGGTCAGCACGAAACAGCATTTGTAAGAGTTAGTACTGGTATTTCTAGTGACCTCAATAGTTCAGCACTCTATAGAGCAGGGATGTTTGGTTGGAGTGGTGGAACATCAAACAGACCTTCAGATAGCTACGGTCAAGCTATAAGCATTGTAAGTGAAGGTAGTTCGCACAACAATTTAAACAACTGGATAACGCAACTTGGATTCGGCACTGGTCAAAACAGTGCGTATTTTAGAAGCAAAACCAACGCTGGAGGTTGGGGTGACTGGCGAACATTTTGGCACACAGGCAACGACGGCTCAGGCTCAGGCTTAGACGCTGATACTGTTGATGGCGTTCATGCCTCTCAAATTGTACAAAAAACTGGTGTTCAGGCTATAGCTGGCGATCTTATCTTGGGTGGAAACGGACAAACTCCAAAGCTACGTCTGGAGTATAACGATCACGGCAGCGGGGCTGTTTGGGACACTACCATACACATGGGGCGTACTGCTGATTTGCCAAGTGGTAGTAGCGCTCCGACATATACTGCTTCTGGTGGGTATGGGGTGCAGTTTCAGGCTAACTCTGATGGTTGTTTTTACGGTATTGAGGAGTATTCATCGGGGAACTACAGACCTTTAATTAATTGGGGCGATGATACAGGCGATACGCCGTTTAGGATTGCGTTTAACAATGCGACTAAATTTTCACTTTATGGTAACGGTGATTTCACTGCCAATACCTCGCTGCGCGCCCCCATCTTCTACGACAGCAACAACACTGGCTACTATGTAGATCCAGCATCTACCAGCAAGATGTGGTACTTAGAAATGCCTCACAGGGCTAATGGCACCGAAAATATAAAAGTTAATAATGGGCAGGGGGAAAACTGGAGGGCTATTAATATATCGATGGGCGGAAGCGACAACGCTGGCATTGGTTATGGTAACAATACTCGGTCTGTGTTTAATCGCCACAATCTTGCAATTCATTGCTCTCAGTATGACTCAATAAGATTGCACAGCGATGGATGGACTACCCTGTTTGAGGTTGCTGGAGGCAGTGGAGATGCTTGGTTGAAAGGGCAGCTTCAGGCGCAGACGTTGAGCTTAGCAGGTCCATCAAACACAAACTATGCTTCCCCTAATGTTAAATCATACGGGTCTTCAAACTCTGGTGGCGTAGCTAACTACCACATGAAATTCATGGCGCTGAATGGCAATGCAAACGGCAGCATTAGCACCAACTACTATCAAACCACTTACGCCACGACTTCCGACTACAGGGCGAAGGAAGACTTTCAGCCGATAATTAACGCTACCAGCAGGTTGATGTCATTAAACCCTGTCAACTTCCAGTGGAAAGACAGCGATATGCGTACTGACGGCTTCCTTGCACATGAAGTTGCAGAGGTCGTATCTGATGCTGTGGTTGGCGAGAAGGACGCTGTTGATGAGCAAGGCAATGATGAGCTTCAGGCTTTAGACCAAAGCAAACTTGTACCACTACTTGTAAAAACTATTCAGGAGCAGCAGGGCGTTATTGAGGCGCTTGAAGCTCGTATATCAGCCCTTGAGGCATAACTATCTCAGAAGGAGATAAACAATGGCAGTAACTTATACATGGGAAGTGCTTTCCCTAAAGACTAAAAACGAGACACTTGGCGATGGCGTTGTATTACCCAATGCAATTTGCCAAACGTATTGGAAAAAGATAGGCACTGATGAAGACGGCAACGAAGGCACTTTTTCTGGAGCCACTCCTTTTTCAGCAGAAAACCTGACTGAAGAGAACTTTCAGCAGTTTGATGTGCTTACTGAAGAGATTGTGCTTGGTTGGATTCAGGCAGTTGTAGTTGACGGATATGAAGAACACGTCAACAGGCAGATTCAAAAGCAGATAGACGAGAAAGTTACGCCTATTACAGACACCGCTATGCCTTGGGCTCCCGAAGAGACCCAAGACACTCCACCCGTACCCGCATAAAGGAAATTGAAATGAGCATTACATACGAATTACTTGAAGAATTTACCGGCACTCGCACCAACGAAATGCCTGACCCAGACAACGAGGGCGAGACCATTACCGAAGAGTCTGCCTGCACTGACATACAGGTTCGCTTTACCTGTGATGAAACAGACAAGACGCACGAGCGATCTGTGAACGTATGCTTTGACGCTGACGGAAACTACGACGCAGATGCTACTGCTGTCCGTATCGGTGAAGTTGCGAATGGCGTGGCTCACAAGATGGATTGCGGCGTTATTAGCTAAATAGCTGGAGACCATGATGGGGATTTTATCTACGATATTAGGCAGCGGCGACGTACTCAGTAAGGGGCTTGACCTTATTGACGGTATGCACACGTCTGAGACCGAGGCAATCGAAGCCAAGACCAAAGCCAAGACTGATCTTCTAAGCTCTTATGCTCCATTCAAAGTTGCTCAGAGATACTTGGCTCTTATTTTCGGCTTCACCTTTGTGTCTTCCTACCTAATGGTTCTGGTTTTGTTCTTCATGGAAAAAGATATCGCTCCAGTTCAGGAGCTTATAGCCGCATTTAAGATCGACTGGATAATGCTAACTATAGTTGGCTTTTACTTTGGCGGCGGTGCCTTTGAAGGCGTCATGAATAAGAGGGGCAAGAAGTAATGGCTGGTTTTAAATTACAAACCTTTGGCGGTAAAGCCCCCAAGGTATTCGCCCGTCTGCTGCCAGAGGATATGGCGCAGACTGCTACTAACTGTCGCCTAGATTCTGGTCGCCTTGAGCCTTGGAAGGCTAACGAATCTTCGACTCAGTCCTTTGTTGCGAGCTACTCAATATCCGGCGCGACAAAAACTATATTCAAGTACAACGATTCCGTCTGGATGGGCAGCGATGAAGAGATTGACATTGTCCGGTCTCCGATTGCTGAAGACCCGCACGAGAGAATTTATGTTACCGGGATAGGAGGCAGCGGCGGTTACCCTAGAATGACAACGGGGACCATAGTTGGAAATGGCACTTACTATCGTTTAGGGATGCCTAAGCCAGCAGACTTAACGTCTGTAACTCTTAGCCCTGTTAACTCTGCAAACGCAGACGAGGTTCCTCAGTCAGTATCGTACGTTTTTACGTACGTTTCTTATTACGGCGAAGAGGGGGTCAACTGTGATGCGGAAGGTGCTCAGATTGTTGATAAGCACACAGACCAGACTGTAACTTTAGACTTTCCGCCCAACCCGTCAGGAAACTATAACTTTGCCTATAAGCGAGTCTATAGAACTGATTCAGGCGGCAGCTACAGATTAGTAAAGAACGTACTGATAGATCAAGACACTTTTACAGACGATGTCTCTGACCTAAATTTAGGAGAAGAGATTCCAACAGCCATAAACGATGCGCCTGCTGATGATGTAATCGGAGACCACAAAGACGGTCCGCTGCTGGGCTTGGTAGCAATGCCTAACGGAATACTTGCGGGGTTCTCAGGTCAGACCGTTTCATTCTCTGAAGCGTTTCAGCCTCATGCATTTCCTGACGAGTATAAGCTGACGGTTAAGTCTGACATTGTCGCCCTGTCTCCACTAAACACAGGGCTTCTAGTTCTTACCAAGGGTAAGCCTGCCATTGTTCAGGGTCTTGATCCTTCAAGCATGAGCATGATGGAGATTGATAGCAGTCTTAGCTGCATGTCAAAAGGGTCTGTCGTGGACATGGGTGAGTTTACTATCTACTCATCTCCAGACGGATTGGTTATGGCGACCGATTCAGGTCTCAAGTTAATCACCGAGCAAACATTTACGCGAGATCAGTGGCAGGCATTTGGTCCCTCATCTATTAAAGGCTATTTGTGGGAGGGTCAGTACATTGGCTTCTACTCGCACGGTGGAGTTAGCCAAGGGTTTATCTTCGATCCAAGAGGCGGAAAGAATAGCTACACCGACTTAGACTTTTATGCCACCGCAGGATACAACGACTTAGAAGATGACAGTCTTTACCTAGTGGTCGGCGGTGCATTGGTGAAGTTTGCGGAAGGCAGCACGCCCCAGAATTTTGTTTGGCGGGGAAAGAAGTTCTACACCCCCAGACCAATCAACCCCGCAGTGGCTAAGGTCAACTGTGATGGATACAGCCCAAACCCCACATTTAAGCTGTATGCAGATGGTGAGTTAAAGCATACACAAACCGTTACCAACAGTAACACTTTCCGCCTTCCCTCTGGATACAAGGCTCACGAGTTTGAGATAGAGCTTGCTGGCTCAGTGTCTATTAATGAGGTGTGCGTCTACGAGAGTGCGGAGGAGCTGGGTGCCTAAACCAAACAACAAAGGGAACATGCCTGTCCCTCAAGGCTGGGCAGGGCAGGACCGTAGATTTGGCGAGACCATCAAGAACAATCTTGATGTGCTGTCTGGCTTCAGCGGAAACCCCTTAGACAAAGCGGTTACCATAAGAGACCTGCTGGATAGCGGTATAGCTAGACTAGCATCCGGTTACACCATTTTCTCTGGGGACAGTGACTCCATAGCGCCATCGACGTTCTATCCGAATCTAGACACACCTCCAGCCCCAACCAACCTTGCAGCCAACGGTGCGTTTCAGAACATCCTGCTGACATGGAACTTACAGCTATTTTCCGGACTGGCTTATCAGGAAGTGTTTAGGCACACATCCGACAGCGTGTCTGATGCGACGTTGATAGGCGTGGTGTCAGGGTTTAATGGAATCTACTCCGATAATGTCGGAGGATCGGCAAGCTATTACTACTGGGTAAGGGCAGTAAACCAGAACGGTGTTGCTGGACCATTCAATTCTAGCCAAGGGACGCTCGGTACTACTCAGCCTGATATTGGCTATATACTTCAGCTGCTAACTGATCAAATAACAAGCTCTCAACTGGCTCAATCGTTAGCCACACCTATAGCTCTGATAACTCCTTTAGACGGCAAGGTATCAGGTATAGAGACGTTCTTGGGCTACACCAGCACGTACTCTGGAGACAACATACTGACCCGTCTAGGCGGCACTGAGGGGGTGGCTAATGCAGCCTCCTCTGGTGTTACATCGCTTAACAGTTCTGTGTCAAATTTAAGCACGTCAGTCGGCAACCTAGCCGGAACGGTACAAGACCTGACAGCCAACACGGGCACCGTTTACTTCCAAGCCAATGCTCCGACAGGGACCATAGCAACCAACTCTCGATGGTATGACAGCGACGATAATAACAAGCCGTATTATTATAATGGGACTTCTTGGGTTTCGATTGCTGACCCTACTATCGCGGCTAACGAAGCGGCTATATCTGCACTCAACGCTGAAGTTTTTGTGGCTGGCTCCACGACTCTTAAGTTGGCTACCTCAAACGCTCTTGGTGTTCTTGATGCAACCGTTGTAAATCTTAACGGGACGGTAACCTCTATAGCCTCTGACGTTACAAGTCTAGAGGGGGAGGTCTTTAACTCTGATGGTTCTGCGAGACTGGCTACAGGAGCATCCCTAACAAGCCTGACAAATACGGTAACCACCCAAGGCAATAATATATCTAGCGCTCAGTCAGACATTACTGACCTCGAGGGTGAGGTTTTCAATTCTGACGGCTCTGCACGCTTGGCGACTGGAACTGCTTTAACAGGTCTGACCAACACTGTCAGCACTCAAGCCGGAACAATTACTTCTATCCAGACAGACGTTACAGCGCTGGAGGGGGAAGTATTTAATTCAGACGGGTCTGCAAGATTGGCTACAGGGTCTGCACTTACCGGCGTAACCAATTCCGTAACGGCAATCTATGACGGTACAAACGCCAGTGTTGTTAAAAGCGTGCAGGATGACGTCACCTCTTTAGAGGGTGAAGTCTTTAATTCGGATGGCTCTGCTCGACTGGCTACTGGGTCTGCTCTGACAGGATTGACGAACAGCGTCACAGCCATATATGACGGCACAAACGCCAGTGTTGTTAAGAGCGTACAGACTGATGTGACAGCTCTCGAGGGCGAGGTGTTTAACTCTGACGGCTCTGCAAGGCTTGCCACCGGAGTCGCCTTGAACGGAGTAAGCAACTCGGTAAGCGCAATTTACGACGGCACCAATCCCAGTGTGGTTAAGACTGTTCAGGACGACGTGACTACACTGAATGGCGCTGTTTTTGATTCCAACGGCGACGTTATTCTAGCAACCTCGGCAGCAGTTTCTACGCTTACCAGTGATGTTGAGGCGATCTATGACGGCGGTAACCCCAGTATTCTAAAGACGGTACAGAATGACGTTACCGACCTTGACGGTGAAGTGTTTAAAGCAGACGGATCAGCTCGACTCGCAACAGGTTCTGCGCTAACGCTTCTTACCAACGAAGTGAGAGTTATCTATGACAACACGACCAATCCCCCAACGGGTCTTGTTAAGTCACTTCAGGCGGATGTAACTACCCTCGATAGCGCTATGTTTAACGAGAACGGCACGTCAAAGCTAGCATCTGCTGGGGCAGTGTCTCTGCTCGAGACAAATGTCTGGGGTGCAGGTGTAACACCCAGCGGGTCAACCTCGTCACGAATTGATACTCTCAACAATGCTCTTACTCATCCTACCTCAGGTCTTTCAGCCACCAGTGATGCAGTGTCCGTCCTAAACTCCAGCGTGTACGGCGACGGGGTGACTCCCGCAGCAGGCGCCAGCAAGATTGACGCTCTAACTACGGCTGTGTTTGATTCTCAGAATAATGTAAAGCTCGCGGATGCAAACGCTTTTAGCGAGCTTCAGACGGAAGTTTTAGGTAACAGTAATGCTTCAGCCTCTCGTATTGACGGTCTATATACAGCGCTTTATGACGACGACGGAGCCCTGTTTGCCTCAGCTGCCGGTCTAGAGACTCTCGAGACTACAGTGTCTGGCTCAGGCGGACTGGTGGATAAAACCACAAATCTAGCAGCCAGCATGTTCACTAACGGGGTAGATGGCGCGTTAAATCTAGCTACAGCTGAGGCATTTAATAATTTAAGGGCTGAAGTTTTTCCTAACGGAGGAAGTACGTCTCGAATAGACCAGCTATCAACAGCTGTCTGGGACGGAGGCGATCCGACCAATGGAGTTGCTCTAGCCTCGGCTGACTTTGCAAGCAATATAAACTTGGCAGTCTTTGGTGACGCGACGGATCAGTCTGCATCAGCAAACAAGATCGATACCCTTCAGGTGGTCGTGCAGGGGGCTGACGGCAATGGCGGAATCAAGAGCGCGATAGAGACTACTCAGGATATTGTTTCTGGTCCAAACGGTCTCACAAGCCAGTATTCGGTAAAGGTTGATAATGAAGGGCACGTATCTGGATTCGGTCTTTCTAGTACCAATATAAATGGAACGCCAACCTCTGCATTTATTGTGCGAGCGGATAAGTTTGCGATTGTTAATCCATATGTCTCATCGCCACAAATTTCTAATGAACCGATAAACTCTAGCAATGTAACTGTACCCTTTGTCTTCACTGGCTATCAGGCACCATCGGCAGAAAATGCGTTCACCGAGGTTCAAGCCGGTGTGTACATGGACACTGCGTTCATTAAGAACGGGTCTATCACCACGGCGATGATCGGCAACGCTACGATGGATACGGCGAACATTACGGGGCAGCTGAGCGCAAATAGAATTTCTGGCGGAAAAATAGATACCTCCCTCCTGAATATAGATGGTTCGTCGTTAACCTCACAGGTTGTTGATGGTGTTCCGACCTTGATTCTGGGGGATGTGGCAGCAAACAAAATCACCACGGGGATTCTCAACTGCGACAACTTTACCGTAGAGAACCTAAGAGCGAACAATATTACCGGCGACATCAGTGATCTACAGCCGTTTGAGATGGCTAATTACATCAACATTGATGCCCCCAGCGGAGCTGAGCAAACCCTATACACCGGACTGATACCGGCTCAGGCTGAAGGCGTTATGAAGAGACCCTACATATCGGCGGAAGGCTGGGGTGTTTTTGAGAATGACGATGTGTATCGGATTGAACTATGGATGGAAGTGGTTAGCGCAAGCTCGACGCAGCCCCAGCTCGGAACTACTGTAAACAGTGGACAGTATTACACAGTCTTCTTTGTTGATTTCTCTGGTGACATTACCAACCTTGTTTCGGCGGGCGATTCCTTATTCGTCGGCAATACCAATAAAGGCACAGTAAGCTCAGCTGGATATACCACCTCAACCAACCTCACAAGGGTGTACTACTACGGGTCATCCATAGGTACTGGTGTTGCAGTACAGGGTGAGGCTGGCACAAGCGGTTATCAGATGGTCAATTCATTCTTCTTCCGGTCGCCTCAGGATTATCACCCTTATCAGTTCTCAATTAGTGGTGGTCTAGGAACCAAGACCAGCTCAGCCGTTAACTTCCAGCTTCGTATCGGGGTTTACAACGCATACAAGTATTACATCCCGTACTCTCAGCCTGCAAAAAACTGGACCCACGACAGAATTTACGCCCTAAAGGGCATAGCGATGAGCCTTAGATAATGACACAATTATATGTTCAATTTGATACTTCTGAAGGTGCCATAACAGCCGGACCTCAGGCAGGCATGCAGGATCAGTCGGGGTGGTACAAGTATGTTCCAGCTCCTGACAGACTGCCCAGAGACGAGGTGGATTACTTAGTCGATGAGGGAACTGTTGTTCAGTATGTAACTGGTAGCGCACCTGAGCCTGACTATACAGAATCCAGAGCGCTTCAGTACCCCAAGGTGGTCGAGCAGCTGGACAAGCTGTTCCATGATATAGACAACGGCACCCTTGACGATACAGGGGAGTTCTATACCGCAATTAAAGCGGTGAAGGATGAATACCCTAAGTCAGAATAATTATCTTTTTTAGTATTTTACTTGATTTTCAAGTATGATAGGAGTAGCGAATGTCGTTAGATTTTGTCGATATAAGAGAAGTCTGGGACACCGTCAAGGTCGGACTAGAACACGTATCTAAGGATACCTCTCCCGACTGGAGGCTTGAAGATGTGTACGCCGAGTGTGTACGCGGAGAGGCTCACATACTTATGGACCCTTCACGGACGACTACGGGTTTTGTGATTCTTCAGTCGGTTAGGATTCCATTCCAATCAGCCGCAAAACTACTCATCTGGATCGCGTATGACCCAGTTGAACATAGTCTGGCTACCTACTGTGATGATCTAGAAACCCTTGCCAGAAACACGGGGCATAAACAAATAGAATTTTTGTCCCCTCACAAGGGGCTATGGTCATTGGCTCAAGCCAGTGGCTATCAACTTCAATGGGCAGTCTTAAACAAAGAACTATAGGTGATTTATGGGTGGTGGTGGCGGAAGCGATCCAAAAGAATTAGAGAGCAAGCAGGCTTTAGCGGAACAAGCAGCCAATGCTTTGCAGCGCTATGGGGAAGTGTTTGTCCCGCTTGAAAATATGTACATCAATGACACTAAGTCGATGTTCGATAAGGGCGCAGCTGATGACGCTATGGCTTCTGCACAGAACCAGACATCTGCGATCTATGAGCAGGGCTTTAACGATATGCGCGGGGCTCAGTTTGCACAGGGCTTAGACCCTAACTCAGGCAGAGCTATAGGTGAATCCAATGCGCTAAGAGCCGCACAGGCGAGAGGCATGGGATTGGCAGGTTCAGACGCAGGTCTTGGCTATACCGATGCAGCCTATCAAAACTTAGGCAACGTCATAGCTATGGGTCAGGGCTTACAGACTCAGGCTGTCTCAGGAAACATTGACCGCATGCAGAACAGCTTGGATAGAGCTGGAGCAGCGGCGAAAAGAGATTTCGCCAATTCACAAAGTATCGCTTCTATTGCAGGCACAGGTGCTGGCATGGCAGCGGGTTACGGATTAGGAGGTCAAGGCTAATGGGTCGAAGCAACGTATATTATGAAAATTATCTTGCCCAGTTGAGCCCAGAGGTTTCCAGCATTGTGGGTAGCTTTTACGGCTACAGCCCAGAAAACCCTTACGCTCAGATCAATCCATACAAGTACACAAACATGGATCCGGAAGATCAGCCCGGCGATCAGCTATATGCAGACCTAATCAGGGCGCAGACCCAAGACTACAACCAGCGCTTTGCCCCTATAGAAAACTTTATGGCGGGACAAATCACCGCTACGGGGACGAAGTCATTAGAGGGCGATCTTGCTAACACTAGAGCAAACATGAATGCGGCGGCAGCAAATGCTCAATCTCAGCAGAATCGCAATATGGGGCGTATGGGGCTGCAAAACACCGGCAACGTATCCAACTCTTTGACTGCTGTGGGTGGATTGGTAGGTGGTCTTAACGATACTAGATTGCGTGACGCAGATCGTCGCCAGTCAATCCTTTCAGGTTCTCTGTCAGGCATCTCGCAGAAGGCAAGGAGTACAGGTCAATGACAATGATTGCGGTAGGGCAAGGCTTACGAGGCATTGCCAATAGAGGTATGGCGGCAGTAGCCAAGGCAGAGTCTGTTGAAGAACAGCAACGCATGGCTATTGAAGCCCAGAAGGCTGCGGCAGAGGCTCAGACTATGGGCACTGGTGCAGGCATTGGCGGAATGGTTGGCGCGACCAAAATGGCAGAAGCTGGAAGCACCGCGACTAAAGCTGTAGGCGCTTTGAATAATTCTATACAAGGCTTGGGAACGGCTGGAACTTCGGGTGGAGGTTTAACCTTCACGCCTGCCGTTGCTGGGGCAGAGACTCTTACTGGGGAAGCGGCAAGTATGGCTATCGAGAGCGCAGCTGGCATAGCTGACGCTGGAGCCGCGCTAAGCGCCACCGGCACAGGTGCGGCTACTGGAGCCACAGGTGCAGCAGCCGGAGCTACAGGCGCAGCAGCCGGAGCTACAGGTACAGCAACTGGAGCCGCCAGTACAGCAACTGCGGCGGCAGCATCCACTGGACCTATGGCAGCCCTATCTACGCTAGCAGCTCCAGTAGCCATAGGCTTAGGCGTCGCCTATCTCATTAACAAATTATTCGACTAGGTATTCATCATGGCAGGTTTTGCAGACGGTTTTAGAAGCGGCTTCGGGCTGATTAGTGATGTTCAGGATCGGGAGCTTAAGCGCGATCAAGTAGAGGCTGATGCAGCTTACAAGAAGCGACAGGCAGACGATCTTGCTGCGTATCGGGAAGAAGACCTTTCTATAAAAAGGGCTGCTCAAAAAAGCGATGCCGGTCTTGCGGCGCTTCGCGCTTCGACAGCCCAGCAGCAAGCTATTAACGCAGGAGTAAGCGGTGAGGCTGCATTGTTAAATGCAAAGGCAGCATCTACTAAAGCCGATAATGCAACCAACCCTGAATCTATCGATTACATGATAGGTCAGTCACAGATAGCCGAGAACGAGGCGCAGCAAAACAACGCGCAATCTCAGGCTGACGAGAGAAATCAGAAGCTAAGCATGGATCGAGGCGCTCTTAACGTGCAGCAGATTGCGAACTACGCCAAAAAATCTGTGCAGAATGGTCTTGGACCTGAAGAGCTTCAGCATATATCTACACTTATAGACGCCAATAGTAGTCAGTCTTCTTTTAACCTTGGCTACATAACCTCTCCGCAGACAGCCCGAAGCATGGCTGCGATACAGACCTATATGGGTGACATAGCTAGCGGTTCAAACGCTGAAATGACTCCTGAATTAAGGGCAGCTTTCGGCGGAGCTTTAGGTCTAAACAAATCAGCAGCTATTGGTCGAGAGATAGACGAGTCATTTGTAAATGCCCCAGATTGGATGAAAGGCAGAGGGCTAAGGATCAAAGGTCAAGGTCTGCACGAGGTGGGAACTAGCGACGGGACTAATCTAAGCGGAACCTTGTACGTTCTGGCTGAGGATAGTGAAGGCAATGCGTTCCCTTATTTTCCGCCATTAACGGCACAAAGAAATTTTGCTAACAATCAACCTCTTGACCTTGAGATGGGGGAAGCGGTCCAAGCTCTGGCTGGCACGGCGCATATGATCAATCAGATCGCTCCTGAGATCAGTCGGGATGTAAGAGCCGCAAAGATTCAAACTATGTACGGTGGGAACAAAGACTTCGACTCGGCAGTTAATGCAAAACTGGAGACGATTCGCAAAGGTATTCAGAGCGGCGCATCTCCGACCGAAACCACTATCGCCGGGTTGGGTGGGATGGCAAATGCGACCGTTTCTGAGAAGTTAAGTATGACGAAGACAGAGGAATATCGCCGAGCGTTAGAGCACGACATGCTTTTTGGACCGACAGACGATACGTCAGAGCAGTTCAAGATTCAGGAATGGTTTGAGTCAACCAGCTCCGCTCTGGCAGGTGCTCCAGTTCCCAAGGGAGTTAATGCGGCAAATCTCGGAGAGCTTATGAATAGAAGCAATGCTTCGTTCAATTATCAGAACGCATCAATCCTCCAAGGATATTACAACGAAGACGGTGAGATCGAAGATTCAGCTGGACTGATAGAGCAGCTAAACCTTTTAAATTTACTGAAATAATTTGGTGAGAATTTATGCCGTTAAAGTCTGTAACTCAGTTTTCTGAAAGCGAGTACTACGCAGCCCGAGATGCCCTATTAGAAGACGAAAGCAACAGCCTTCAGCCTACTGAAGGTCAGCCTGATCCCGCTCCAGAACTCGATCCAACTCTAGACGCAGCACCAGACACCGCAGGCAATTTTAGCCGTGGGTTTAGTAGCGGCGTTGACAACATGCAGGCTTTGTATGGCGGCGGTAAAGCCCTGCTTGGCTCGGCATTTAACAATGAAGAGATGGTTGCTGAGGGCATGGCTTACTATCAAGAGAAGCAGGCTGAGGCACAACAAAACCTTCCAGACTCTACCTTTGGCGACATAGACAGTGCGTCAGATTTTGGTGCGTGGGCAGCATACACTTTAGGTTCGGCTGTGCCAGACCTAGCAGGCATGGTAGTTGGTGGCGGACTAGCAACCTTGGCTACTAAGGCGGTTGTAAAGAAGGGCGCAACAGAGTTTGCTGAGAAGTACGCAAAAGACAAAGCGGAGGCGCTGGTCGAGCGTGGAATTTCGGAAGAGGTGGCGCAGTCTGCATCTAAAGAAATTGCGGACAAAATAGTTGCAGACCAACTTGCAGGGATTACCGCCAAAGCAGGCACTGTGGGTGCCGGTCTCTATGCCGGTCAGCAGGGTGCGTCAAGCACGTTTGCAAGAACTCTCGAAGAGACTGGAGAAGAGGCGCCAGTTGCTGCGCTAGCTTCAGGAACTCTTCAAGCCGCAATAAATGCTATACCAGTAGGCGTAGCTTTAACCAAGTTCCTGCCTAAGGGCAAGTCTGATGATGCGGTTGAGTTTATATCTGGCTCTATCAGCGATAAGGGCGCGTGGTTTGGCAGCTTCCTAAAAGATGTAACGGCTCAGTCAGGAATGGAAGGAGCCACCGAAGCATTGCAGTATGTTGTTGAGGAAGAGGTAATCTCTTACGTAAACAATAACTTTACAGAGAATGAAAAGCGGGAATACTTTGACTATATAAGTAACGAAAGGAAGCGTGCAGGCATAATAGAGCAAGCTGCTGGCGGAACTCTGTTTGGTTTTGCTACAGGCAGCGCAGGCGCTGGCGTTAAGGCTGCAACTGGAGGTTACGACAGTGATGTAAATATGGGCGATGGTGCAAAGATAATTCGCACCCAGTCTGTCAATGATCCCGAGTTTGGCGCCCGCATTAGGGAAATGTATGACCGAGCTAAAGATGACGCAGCCAACGGTCGCACAAGCCTTGGCGAGATGGTCCCAAGTGAGCGCCCTATTGATCCAATCACTGGCGAGTTAGCCACAACATGGAACGCTGAAGGCGCACTAGACCCTGAGACCAATCGCCCTTACACAGAAGAGCAGCTAAACCAAGCCATACTGTTAGACTTCAATGCCGCCGAAGAGCCTATCGATCTTCCCGAAGGCGATCTTCCAGAGCCTGCCGTGTCTGCGGATACGCAAAATACCGGATTCGGGGAAAATACATTACCCCCTTCACCCCAGCCCCCGCAGGCAGACATAGTAGATGACTTCAAGCCAGCCCCAGCATTTGGGGGTGTAGCTGTATCCGAGGGTACACGAGACGCAGGTCCAGCACATCGATGGGATGGCGAGCTATCTCCAGTCGATCAGCCAGTTCAAGAGCAGCTTATGCAGCTGTCTATGAAGGCTGCGACTCCAGAAGCAATGGACCCAAACAACACCGATGTGATTGTAGAGGCTATAGATCAAGACGACGTGGACAGAATCTTTGATCGAAATGAATCGTTAAAGATTGCCACCACCGATAAGCCTAAGGGCAAGAGCCTGCCTACGATAGATGAGGTTTATGGTAATGACGCTGCTCAAGTAACAAATAGCGTAGCGGGCGTTATGGCTGATCTGTCGGCTAATGGTGTGCCAACGTCATTTATGGATTCAGTCACTGGGGTGTATGTACACAAAGAGTCTGAGGTTGATGCTCCGGCTCTGACGGGTCGTAGCGCTAGGGGTATATCTGTCAATCAAGACTTACTTAGCGGCTCACTCACTGATTCCGAGCAGTTAAGCGAACTGGCATGGACCATGACGCACGAGGTCTATCACGCCGCAGACTTTGCAATGGGTTTAAGTGATAAGGATAGTCGATTCGGTATTGAGATTGATGAGGCTGCTGATGCACCTACGGTTGTTATGGGTGACATCATGCAGGAAATCTACGACAACTGGGTGGACGGCACAGCTGTTGGTGAGAGGTTTGACTACCCATTTAACAACCTTGTCGATGATATAGAGAACCTCGAGAAAGATAACGCAGGCTTGAACGTAAACTACAGGGAAGAAGTGTTCGCGCAGCTTGGCGCACTATTCCACTCAAACCCTAAACAACTACAAGAGCTGGCTCCGCAAGCGTATAATTACATTAAGGATATTAGAGACAGCAACCTACAAACTGCCGTAGTGCAGGAGACCGCAAATGAACCGAGTCCAAGTCAAGAGAATCCCGACACCACCCAACCTGAAGGCATATCAGGAGAAGTTCGGGCACCGCCAGAGTCCGGAAGCATCGAGGTCGTACAGCCTGAATCAACTGGATCAGATGGCGAAGCAAGCCTTGGAGATGGGAGAGCCGATACCTCAGTGGAGGGACAGGTCCAAGAAGAAGCTGGACAACGTGAACGACCAGCAGTACAAGAACCTAAAGTAAAAAAGAAGAGCATAACCGAACAGAACGTAGAGGCGTCTCGGCAGTATGCAATAGCTCAGGGCGAGCAAGGTTCTGATAACAAGTTCTACACCCCCGCACTTAAGAAAGATTTTCTCGAGGGATTCCGTCAGGGATACGCCAATACTTTGGGCATGGTCTATCAGCCTGACGAAGCCGGAAGCATTGGGGCAGACAAAAGCATTCAGTTCAGTGAGGGATATTACGCAGGCAATACCACCCTACGCGATGAAACATCTGCCAGAGATCAGGAAGAATCAGGCGGATCTATTGAAGGAATGCGGTTTTCTGAAACCGAAATCAACAACCCTGCCAATGCGGTTGATGACATTCCCATAGAGATTACTAAGCCTGCTGCTAAAGGTAAGTTCACCAAGTCACCAAACTGGCAAGATACTGGGAATCTTGTTGCCACTTTTGCAGACGGCGACCGATACACTGTCTACTTTGACGATCAAGCTAAAGATGCTGGAGACGAGGTTTATTACACCTCTGTAGACGGCAAGATTCCGGAAGATCAGGCTTCGCTTGGGCAAACTCAGGCGGAGGCTCTACGCGGACTGCAAGAGCACCGGCAAAAATTATTTGATGCGGGGGAGAAAACCTTTAACACCCCGCTAGATCCTGACGTAGGGAACGAAGTAGAGTTTAAGGCATGGAGCTTTATCGATGAAAAAGGTTCCGTGACTGAGAAGCAGCTGCGTGCGAAGTTTAAATCTCTCGAAGACAATCAGTTTGAAAACTTGAAAGATCGCCTCACATCTATGGACAATCCAGATGAGGCAGTCGTATTCGAGGATGGGAGATACTATGCGCCAGACACCTATCAAGAAAAGATCTTCGGCGAGTTGGATGACCCTAGCTTTGTCCTCGCTTACAAGCCCCCAAGACGCACAAAGAACGGCAAGTACGTAGGCTCTCCCGCAGGGATAGATACGCCTGCCAAGTTAGCTCGCATCCGTAGATTTGTTAAGGAGCTTGCCAAGCAGGGAGAGTACGGTAGGTTCTGGTATGAGCGTTCAGGAAGAACAGTGCTAGAGATTACTGGTGGTGATGTAGAAGAAGCTAAGAAGATTGTTCAAGCAATTGCTATTACTTCTCCCAGCACGCCTGTGGACACAAACTACGAGTATGCCATTCAGGCTTACTACCAGTGGAAGAACGGTCAACCCATAGAGACAGGAAGATTTCCTAAATCCATGGGTGAGAAGATCACCAAGGTATTTAATGGTGAATCTTGGTCAGGTAGAAAGACTAACAACTTTGAGCAAAACCTTCTTAGATCAATTGATGATTCTCTAGATCAGGGTGTAACTACAGACCTGTGGATGATGCGTGCCTTTGGGTACACGTCGGATGCTGCTACCGATCTCAACTATGACTTCGTAGAAAACGAAACAATCCGCATCGCGGAAGATTTAGGCTGGGAGCCGCAACAAGTCCAAGCTGCTATCTGGGTAGAGATCAAGTCTAGAATGGAGTCAAAGCAGGTTAAGGCTGAAGTAGATAAAAAGTCTGAGCTGAAGGGTAACTATAAGTGGGTTACAGAGAAGGGCAAAAAGATACGTAACTTTAAAGACCTTGACTCTGAGAAGGCGCACAGCACGTTGTGGGTTAACACGGCGTTAAACTACAAACCGACAGAAGCCGAGCGTAACACTGCGAAGTTTGACTACAGGGATGCCACATTAAACAAGATGGCTCAGGTATCTGTAGAGTCGATCCCGTCAACAAAGTCTGGTCACTTTCCTGAAATCTTTAGTGCGTCTCAAGGCGAGATACTGGAGTATCACCACGCCATTGAGCAGGCGTTTTTAGATGACAATGGGGTGGACATTGTAGCCAAGGAGCTTGGCTTGCTTCAGATGGGCAAGTCTCAGGGTATTGGCGCTTGGGAAGGACGTAACGATCCAGTAACGCAGAACGAGATTGTTCTACCGCGACAGTACAGAGAAAAAAACGACGGCGTTGTGTCTGACGATGCTAACGATTTGGTCGCAGCATACGCAGCAGTCAAGGGTACGCTGTTAAAACAAGACGGTGTTGGTTGGCACAGACCTTTCTTTAAGAAGTCTAATACCAAAGCCTCACAAAATGGCATGCACGTTTCCATTGGCAGACCGCTAAACATGCGAGAAACAAGAGAGTTGTCAGCAGCTCTAGATTCTTACGGTCTTGGCGGCAACATAGTCTCTACTCAGGATGGCGTGCGGGTTATAAACTACAGTGACGAGAGCGGAAACCCGTACAGCGGTCTACCTAACTTCAAAACTGGTAAAAATAATCTTGACTTTAAATATGCTATAATTAACAGTGTCGAGGCAATGAGCTTTGACGGTGACCTTGACGCAGAGGTTGTCGGCTTTGTTTCTGCAAACGACTTACTAGAAAATGACTGGACGGAGAATAAGAATGGCGAAGGTTACCTACAGGGACGCCTTAGAGAACGACCCGATCTACAAGGAAGGGTTTCAAGTCTCATCACACAGCTACAGCCGAGAGTACGTGAAGTCGAAGCCGAGTTCGCAGGAACCTACGGATGGACAAGAAACAATGACCTCAACAGAGACTTCGGCGGAGCAGTAGACGAACCCTCTTTCATAAAGAGAAAGATCAATAACGCCAAGAATAAAACTCTAGACGATGGATCTCCATCCACCAATGCCTTTAGTCACAACGACGAGGCAGATGGTCAGTCGGACATGTACAAAAGGCTCAAGAAGAAGCCTGCATTTAAGTCCTTAGTTGACAGATACGCCCCCTTAGAAGAATTTGAGAATCAAGCCGCAGACTATCTTGAGTATGGTCGCCTGCCTGCTGAGCTATCACCGCGAGATCAAGAGAATCTAGCGCACGGCAAGGTCCAGAATGATCTGAATGCATTATACGAGAATTACGTTGACCCGATTGGCGACTTAATTGCTGAGCTTAAGCTGGACCCAGAGGCAATCGGAACTTACTTGATAGCTAAACATGCAGCAGAACGGAATGACGTTATTGCTGCCAAAGTGAAAGCCCAGCGAGATAAAAACATTGCCAGAGTTGAGAAGGAGATAGATCGACTCTTGTCAGATACTGGCGTGGATCACACCGTCGCGCTAGAGACGCAGCGTTTCAAACTTGATAAATATAAAACCATGCCACTAGCATTCCAAAACAATGGCTCAGGCATGACCTATGCACAAGCTGAATCAGTCCTGCGTTTGGCTGAGAAGGAGGGCACTAAAGCCGACGTAGAAAAAGTAGCAGCCAAGGTCTACGACATGCTTCAGTATCAGCGGGATCGTATGGTAGAGGCAGGTTTGCTTGACGAAGACTCCCGTGCAGACTGGGAAGATACTTACGAGTTCTATGTGCCCCTTAAGGGTTTTGCGGCAGAAGAGAAGGGCGATCAATATACACGAACCGCCAAGGCTAGAGGATTTTCCATAGTTGGCAGTGAAAGTATGAAGGCTAGAGGTCGAAAGACTCTTCCGGTCAACCCGCTGTTTAGTGCGATTGAAGATGTCCAGATGAAAATAATTCGGGCGAGAAAAAATGAAACCGCCCAAACCTTTTTGGACCTACTTAGCAAGCTGGGTAACAGTGACAGCTACACTATATATAACAATAAGTTCAGACCACCCAAGCGTAGTGACGAGCTGACCATGCAAGACATGGATGAGATGAAGAATGCGAGAAGGGTTAATGGCGACCCTGAGTATGTTCAGGTAAAGAAAGGTGGGCAGACGTTCTTTATACACTTCAAGAGCGACGAGCTTAACCATGCGCTACAGGACATGAGCGTAGCGATGCTTGACCGTAACAACACAATCATGGACGGCGCTTTAACCTTCGCAACTAAGTTCCAGACGTTTAGGCGAAACATGCTAATCAACTACAACCCGTCGTGGGGTCTGGTGAACCCAATGCGTGATGTTGCTACGGGTCTTATCTATGCGCTAGCAGAGTCCGATAAAAAGGGCAGCAGAACGCAGGGCAAGAACCTTGTAGGTGCTATGGCAAAAAGCTACGTTCCAGCTCTGCGGTCAATGTATAGAGTGTTACGAGGAAAGCCTATTCGTAAGAACACACTCGACCAGTACGCCGCTGACTTCATGGCAGACGGTGCATCCACAGGCATGATGCTAGTAAAGGATCAGGCTGAGCAGCTGAGAATCCTAAAAAACAAACTTAAGAAAAGTAACACTAGAGACTCTCTTAGGTACATAGCTAAATGGGTTGAAGACTTTAACACTCAGATGGAGAACGGTGTTCGCCTCGCGGCTTACGTTGAAGCGAGAAAGGTAGGCACAGACAAGCAGACAGCTGCTACCTTAGCGAAAGACCTGACAGTAAACTTTAACCGTAAGGGTGAGCACACTGCTCAAGTAAACGCTGCATTCCTGTTCTTCAACGCATCTATTCAGGGCACTGTCAACATAGCTCAGGCTCTGGGTAGTAATGACGGCAAGAAGGTTACCAAAGCTAGAATAGCAGCTGCAAGCATGGTTGCCATTGGTGCAGCGGTTGCATACGCCAACATCATAACTTCTGATGAAGACGACGATGGCGAAGCTGATTACGCGGACCTCCCTGAGCACGCAAAGAATCGTGCCCTATTGATGATGTACGGCAATGAGGAGGGCTTTGCGTTGCAGCTTCCTTATGGCTACAACTTCTTTACCAACATCGGTCGGCTTTCTGCTGAGATGGCTATGGGAATAAACACTCCAGAAGAAACAGCGTTTCATTTGGCTAACAACGCGATGCTTAACTTTATGCCAATCGCGCCTGCGTCAGGAGACTCGTGGGAAGAGAAGATGAGAGGTTTCTATCCTGACATGCTGGAGGTCCACCAAGACCTTATGGCGAACAAGAACTTCTTTGGGAGCGAAGTCTATATCGAGCAGAATCCGTTTTTGGTTGAGCGCTCAGCGGCGTATAACTCAAGACGATCTACACCAAAGGCGTTTACAGCGACTACCGAGTTCCTCAACGACGCCACAGGGGGTGATAAGTACGAGGACGGGTTTGTATCTATCAACCCAGACAAGATGAAGTATGTGTATGAATACTTCCTTGGGGGTGTAGGTCGATTCGTAAGCCAGTCATCAGACGTTGCGTCACGAATGCTTATGGATGAAGACTTCAGAAAGCAAGACCTTCCAGTTGTTGGAACCTTCTTTGAGAGTCCTTCCGAATATGAGGACAGATTTGAGTTCTACGATAACGCGGATGAGACAGAAAAGGTCATAAAACGATTTTCAGAAGCCAATGAAGATGGAGACTTAGCTGCTCTGCAAGAGCTTAACCAAAAATATCAATCTTTCGCGCCTTTGATTAATGGTGGAAAGCGTAGCCTTTACAGGAGAGCAACTAGAGACTTACGAAAATACGCAGCGAATCGCAAGTTGGTAATGAGACAAGATATTACTATCGAACGGCGTAACGAAATACTCAAGGCTATAGATGAGCGAGAGAATCTGACATTCGACATATTCAACAAGGCTTACAGGAAAGCCGAGAGAGAGATGAAATGATAGCTGAGATCAGTGAAGAGAACTAACGTGAGAGCTTTAGGTGCAGCAGCGCTATTACTCACATCAATTGCTGTTGGCGAAGAGTCAACTAATAGTGAGAACAATCAGGATGGTTCGTTAAATACGAATACCGTCGATTCTACGGTAAGCAGCAATAACAACAGCACGGATCACAGTACCAGCAACACTTACAACGGCGCAGGAAGCTCATCTGACATGCCAGTCGGCAGCGCTATAGCACCTAGCTACATGTCTAATGGGATTGAGACGTGCTTGCAGGGTACTGGCAGCAGTATTCAGACAGGCATAGTCGGATACACGTCGGGCAACTATAAGGTAGATGAGTACTGTAATAGGCGCAGGAATGCCAAGGTTCTTAGTGATCTAGGCATGAAGGTCGCAGCCATTGCTGTTATGTGTGCAGACGAAGCGGTGTTTAGAGCCATGTTTGTTTCTGGAACACCTTGCCCTGTAATCAAGGGTGGAAGGTTGGTTGTTGGTCGCCGCGCATTTTTGTTAATGAAGATGCAGCCGTCTCTTTATATCCCAGACTACGGAGAAGTCAGGTTTCGTAAGTCCGCTACCTTTAGCAAAAAGCCCCCAGTGAAAAAATATAGCGATACTCAGAAGTGGTACAACTCAATACTTGGAATAGGAGCAGAACATGAGACAGAAGAGGTGGCAGATAGCGACTCTAGCCAGTCTGTTAGCGATAAGTTCCGCTACAAAAAGTAGCGAGCTAGACAATTTGATAGCGGCATCATCTGCCATTGTTGATCAGATGGACAAAGGAATTATGCTTGCTGGTGCAGCACAAGGCTATGCTTACACTGGGGCAGGAATTTCTGACGGCTCTTTAGCGGGAACAGCTTATATCAGCTCGGAGCAAGTACAGGCGTACAACGCAGCACTGTCTGGCATGCAAGCCTATAATCCCTATGGTAGCGCCGTAGACTATCTGCAAGAAGAGGCAGCGGCACAGCTTGAGCTTATGGATGCAGCTTTGGATGTATTTACCGATGTTGTTGTGGATATGATTGCCGTTCAGAATGTCGCGGAAATAGCAGAGACAGCAGCAACCCCTGACGATGAGGCTGAAGTTCAGCAGTTTGTTGCAGACAACATTGAGACTTTGACCATTGATCAGGATGATGCGGACACCTACAACCAAAGTCTGGATGATATAGAAACCCATGCCAACAATGCTGGTGCATTCTTAGGCGTTGCGGCAAACCCAGAGGCGGTTGCATTCCTAGAAAGTCAGGCTGCCGACCGAAACCTAACAGTCGAAGATAGCTCCATAGCTTATAGCTCTGGCAGTCAAGCGGTGACACTGACATGGCAGACCAATACAAGAATGCTAGAGCAGACAAGCGTTTTCTTAAATGGCACAGATCAGTTTGGAATAGATATGTACTTCTCTGGTTCCGATGTTCTTTTGGCAGGTAAAGAGTCTGAGCTTTATATAACTGGTCCGACACATTTGGGTTACCAATGTTTTGTGTACGGTATTGAATGCGATGAATCTACGGAGTCTGATGGCACATGAGTTTAGCTGAAACTGAATTAACGATAGGCGGTACATCTTTTAAGGGCGTTTACATTGCTATACTTTTAAGCCTAGCGACTACCCTTGGCGGTGGCGTATGGACAGCAAGCTCACTGTATTCAAGGCTAGAGGCAGTCGAGTCACAACAGATTCCAGACATAGTGCCTCTGGAGGAAAAGATTCTACTGGTAGAGCAAGAGCTTGAAGCAAATGATGTAGGTCAGCTGCAAGGCAAACTGGCAGAGTTGGGCGTAAACCTCTTAACGATCAAGGATCAGCAAGCCGCTCTACTGGACATCAATACAAAGGTCACTGATCTTGAGAAAGACATTGAGACCATGAAGTCCACGGTAAAGCAGGCTGAACTAATTACAGCTAAAAGCGAAGACATTGATAAGAGGATTCAGGCAATCGGACGGGATTTAGATTCTGTTTGGGAGGCGCTTGACTACGTCTCTAATCCATTAAAGTGAATTGGTTAGATCGTTATAAGCGATAAGACAAAGACCAGCTAGAACACAAGTACATATAACAACCATTACAAATAACCCTTACTCTCAATTAAAGTGAGGGCGCATTGTAGTGGCAGTTATGCGTTATGTGAAATGCAACTTTAGAATCACATAGATACCATAATTGGTATGTCTAAAAGATAATACATAGAATCACGGTGATCCCAAGCCAAGTGACAACATGCACATTGGTCAGGTGATAGTTGCCTGCGTTGAGCCAAGTGCTCATGGTCCCGCCAATCTCTTTCAGATCTCGCTCAGCTTCCTTGATTGCTTCATCGGCAAAATGGTTAGCTTGTTTAATTTTATCCTTAATGCTGTGCATTGTTTTCTCCTCAATATAACCAGCCATAACCTTGCGGCATGAATCTGTAAGTTATTGATTTAATTGAATAAAAAAATATATTAGAGCAGTTGCTTCGTAAGCAATTGGTCGGAGGTTCAAGTCCTCTTTCCGGCACCATTTCTTTACTTATCAATAGGTTACAGCTGTTTAATTATCGTTTTGATTGTGATTAATTATCGTTTTGGTTAAATTATTCCTTCAATATTTGACGATGCGATCTGTCTTTGGGCTTGGTTAAGATGGGCGTATCTTTGCAGTGATTTGCGATCCTTCCATCCTCCCAGTTCCATGAGAACCATTTCGCTCGTCCCCCTCTGGATGTGCCAACTAGCAAATGTATGACGCATTGTGTGGAAGGTTACCCCTGCTGGTAATCCAGCTTCACGGCAAGCCTTCTTGTAGGTTTTGTTATTGATCTCACTCAACACCTTGCCTACCTTGCTGCCACCACCTACCTGCTGAACAAACACATGATCTATTCCGTTACGGAGATACATATGCTTTTCAACGAGGGCGTCATTCAGAGCTTTGCGACGTTCTAGTACTTTCTGAGCATCTCTGTTCAGAGGTATCAGAATGTCTTCGCCCATCTTGGCATCCTCACCGGAAACATTTAGAGCAGAAAAGTCTGGCTCTACTTGATCCCACTTCAGAAGCCTCACGTTAGATGCTCGCAGTCCTGTTGAGACTGCAAACCTAACCATGTCGGCTCTCAAATCATCCAAGATACAAATCAGTCTCTGAATCTGCTCAGGCTTCAAGAAGAGTTTACTCTTCGTCTCAGGGTACACAGACAACTTAGGGACTCGATCAACATGCTCTTTTGAGAGGGCGTAGTTGAGGATAGACCGGAAAGTTATGATGTGCTTATTGACCCAGCTGTTGCTGACTTTTTGACCAATTCTCCTTTTGGATGGTTGCTTCCGCAGGTTCTCTATAAAGTTATCGATAAGAGCGATCTTCTCGAATTCCTTTACCGGCGTAGAGCCAAACACCTTAACAAGGTTGTTAGCTGCTATGACCGTGGTCCTCTGCTTCTCTTCATTGTGTGCGCTTGGCTGTGCCAAATAACGCTCAGTTACTTCTTTAAATGTTAAGTTCATATTCGTCTCCGTGAACAGAGACATGCCGCGATGTCAGATTAACACCAGCATGTCCTGAGAAAAAGGTCTGTTTCGAGGGGACAGGTAGACCAAGCCTGTCAGTAGGTGTGAGGAGGGAACACCTACCCCTCTAGGGGGGAAATCCTAGTGAGCTTTGGAAGCAAGCTCGCCTTCAAGTTCCTCTGCCTCATACGGCTCAGGCAGTAGCTTCATCGCTTCTTTCATATTCAGATCAGCGCCTTTCTGCGCTGCTGATATCAGGGCTCCGATCAAACCAATGGCTTGGCTAGATTGCTGGGCTGCACCGAGCAGCTCTTTGCAGTTGTCACTCAGATCGTCTAACAGGTAATTCTTGTTATCGATGCTAATCAGTTGAGGTTGCTCGCTCATTTCTTTTTCCTCGCGTCGTCGCGCACTATTTGATAATGACGTGGAGCACCAACAGCCAGTCTCGCTTGAGGGAACATGACAGTCTTCCTGCCATCCTCGGCAACGTGACCGCACTCAGGGCACTTCACATGGGGTTTAGTAAAGTACTGCTGCACCCCCGTCATTTCGACGAGGACAGAGTCAGAAAGCTGGAGACCTGAATCCCCAGCGGTTAGTACATATTCCTGATGACCTTGACGCCTTGTATGGACATTCAGAGTTGCCTCGTGTCTGCCATTCAAGTCAACGACCCCTCGTACATATACTCGATGGTCAAAAGTGCCTTCGAGATCGTTTGGATCAAGGTTCTCGCCACCATAAAAGATGGAGCCAGCTGACCTTGTGATTCGTAGGGGCATAAACTAATCCTTAAAAAGGTAGGTCGTCGTCTAGGAAATCGTCAGCCGGTGGCTTGGCACCTTGTGACGGGCTGTTGCTGGCATTTGGGTTTGGCTTAGGAATCCAGTAATCAACATTCAGTTGCTGAATATTTCCGTCATCACCCATCTGCTCGCAGACTTTGATGTTGTATCGGAAGTCGTTGCCGTTGTTTATATCCAGAGCTGCCTGCAAATCGGCTACTAACTCTCGGCTGATCTTGATAAAGCCATCAAATTTAGGCACATGTTCTTTGGTCGCCCAGTCGTACTGCTTAAGGCGGTTCCACTCTTCGATGCGCTTGTCTTTAGGCATTGGATACAGACGACCCTTACCTGCTTTCAATGATTCAAATGCTGTTGGTTTGTTTTGCATCACACTTCTCCGTGTTGGATTTGGACTTGCATTGCGCCGCTTTCTCTTCTGAAAGAATCAAGCGACTCGTCTTTGTTAAGCACCGCGTCTTCACCACCCAAGAACTCAAACGCTTTGCGGTAATCAATGGGTGGGTTCTTCATAATCACCTTCACTGTGGTCTTGCCATTACTGACAGAGCCTTTGTAGCGTTCGGCGATATCTTTTTTCAGGGATTCACTGGTCTTGCCCAGCACATCCAAGGTTTGTAGGTCGTCACTGATGCGTGACTTGATGTCTGCAATCCGGTTCTGCATTGCAGTCAGCCGGTTCAGTTCCTCATCGGTCTTGATGACCTCTGGCGCATCAACCTCAATGCTTTTAACGTGGTCAGCTCGGGTGACCTCATCTCGGTACTGCTCTTGAATCCAGTTGTACCAAACTTGGTACAGATCAAGGCGAGAGATGGTGCCCTTGCTGGGTTGCGGCAGATACTTGCGGCTCAGAAGTTCAGTTAGGAAGTCCTCCTTGCGTGGGACTCGCTCTAGCGTGTACTGAGGCTCGGCTGTTTCGTTCTTAGCCAAGTAACAAATAAAGTCACACCACTCTGCATCCAGTACTTCCATCTGCATGTAGACCTGCATGAGGTACATGCTGCGCTTCGGTGAGAAGATAGAGTAAGGTGACTTGGTGTACTGGGGAAACGGACACTTGATTTCCACACAACCCTCCAAGCCCACGAGCCCGTCGGGAGATGCTGCGATAAAGTCATGCTTTGGGTGGACTACCAGTCCTGTCTCTTCGACGGTGTAACCCTGTAGACCCTCTAGAAAGATGCGAGCATGGTCCTCCATCATCTGTCCATGGGCAACAGCCGGAACCATCTTGAACTCAGACTCAGCACCAGCCAATGCTCTAACCTCTTGGCGAACCAAGTCGGCTGGCTTCATGTAGGGGTGCTTGCCTTCTAGTGCAGCGCAGACAGATGCCTTGATCTTACCGGCTCGTGCTGCGTGCCATTCGGGTGATCCTTGAACAGCTAAACTCATTTGCTAGCCCTCCATCCTTTATCCTGACAAAGCGCTTCCCAGTTACCTGTCGTGTCGGTCAACCCTCGATTGGTTAGACCACGTTTAAACTTGTCGTACAGCTTTGTGGCTTCACTCAGGGTCTTAGCTTCACCAAACTTAAGGTGTTCCCAGATGGCTATTACTTTTTCAAGTTCTGCATCGGCATCATTTGTTTCTGAAGGTGTACTTTCTTCAGCATTAGAAACACTTTCTTCAATATCTCTTACCTGAGAGCTAAGCCACATGGTGTAGCCCAGCCCAAACTCACCCATCGCTTTGACGCGACAGCGCTGCTTGGCTGTATTGATGTCAGTTGATGAAGGAGAGTCAACCGCCTTGCCTGACCGATGAACGGGAAGGTAGGTAATGTTGGTCTGACCGCCAATTGTCATGCGACAACGGACTTCGGCAGAGCCGTCATTGAAGTAATGACATTCTCTGCCTTCTGGGTCTTCGGTGAATTCCCAGTGGTACTCAGGGAAGGTGCCCATCATTATTTCATGGGCTTTCATCCAAGGCAGATAGGTAAGGACTTGATCGCCCAGTACCTCTGTCTCGGTGCAGAATGGTGCTACATCTATATCAGATAAGGTCGCCCAGATGTGGGCGCGTGTAAGCATATCCATGTAATGTCTCCGTTAGTTCAGGAGACATATTAACACCGCTCAGATTTATTTCAACACTTCTAGATTATTTTGTTTCTTCGTCCATATTTTTTTTGGACCGCAGCTTTAGAAATTCCGCGTAAGTTGGGCTTAATTTTTTCCCAAAGACAACTTTGAGCTTGGGGGTGCCCTGAATTTTTCTTATTAAAGTTTTGCAGCTGACTCGCTGCGACGGGTCGGGGGGCATAGATAGTCAATCCTTTGCTAATATTTTTACGATATCGTTGAAAGATGCACGTTTACTTTCATCGAGATACGCCGCGCACATGTGTGCAAACTGTGCGGGAGTGAGTACAAAGTTTGATTTCTCCTCAAAATCTTTCACGTAAACAATGGCTTCAAGCATTGTATCTATAGGCTGCGCTTTGTCTCGAGTCTCAAGCGTCACCCACAAGTAGAGGTCTATATGGTAAAGGTCACACAATTCAACAATACGCTCTCCGTCGCTAGGTAGACTTCCCCGAATCCACGCTTGCGCTGAGGCGGCACTGCATCCTGTTGCCTTGACGATACTGGCACCGCGTCCCCATTCAGGAACACCACATCGGTCAAGACCATCGTTGAATATTTTTTTCCTCTGTTCTTTTTTTTCGTCCATGTTTCCTCCGCCGAATTATTTTCCTGATAAAACGCTTACTTTCAACCCCTTTCATAAATTTATTTGATATCTGTTAACCACCAGATTAATATGGCTGCTCAAACGAATATTACATGGAGCCGTCTCATTAATGATTTTCCGTCCTGCAAACCTCAAGCAAGACCATTACACCCGAATCCCCAACTTACTTCTCAGAGGCGGCGTTAGTGCCAGCCAGTTTAGAGATGACGGTTTATCGCCAGAGTCTTTAGGGGTTCTTGTCTATCTTCTTAGCCATGTCGATGACTGGCAAATCACCAACAACCAACTCTGCACTGTCTTCGGTGTCGGCAACGTGAAGATGACTCGCATCACAGCTGAGCTGGAAGAGGCTGAATACATACGCAGAGAAATTGTCCGAAACGAAAGTGGTCACGTCGTCCGCTGGGATTGGCTGGTGACTGATGTTAGAGGGGCTTTTCCACTAGATCATCGAAACCCAGATCAAGCTAACCCAGATCAAGTAAACCCAGATCAAGGTAATCAGACCCAAAGAACAAATATTATTACTAACGAACATCAGAAAGAACAAACATGCTGGCGGTCTGATCTCCTAAACGGTAATCCAGAGGGTATTGCTGATAAGCCATGGGCTAAGTGGTGGGAGTACAAGCTGGAGAAACGTAAAGGCAGAAAGCCTGCGGCAAAGATGCTCAGCGCTCAGGCTGAGGACTTCAAGGTTATGAAGCGCCAAGGTTTTGATATCGCGGGTGTTGTGGATTTTGCGATCAGCCGAGGCTGGGAAAGAATCGGTAGCCCTGATTGGGCAGCGCTCAAGTGCTTTAAAGGGCACGACAGAAAGAATGATCTGTTGGGAGCTGTCAAATGATGGACGTTAAAACGCTAGCCCAGCACCTAGCCCCGCATGCTGCTGGTATCTGTCACGAACTATACCCCGACGGTAGAGTGGAATCCGGCTGCTACAAGATCGGATCGATACAAGGCGAGAAAGGCAGGAGCATGTCTGTCTATCTCAACGGCGATCAGTGCGGTAAGTGGATGGACTTTAGTACGGGTGAGGGCGGAGACCTGCTGGACCTCATCATGTACAGCCAAGGTCTTACCTTAGTCAACGCAATGGATTGGGCAAAGAAGCGCTACGGTATCCGCGACAACACCCCCGCCAAAAAAGTTGCTCCGGCGGAAAAAAAGAACTACACCAAACCTCAGCCCCCGGCTCGCAATGAGAGCGCCCACCTGCATGGGTATATGGAGAAGAGAGGGTTCAAAGATGTAGGGGAGGTATGCTTCCGCTGGAAGATATATGAGACCGACGCAAGGGGTGGTCAAGATGTTGTGTTCCCCTTCTTCGACACTCAGGGCAATGAGACATTCCTAAAGACCAAGCCGATCAATCATGACGGCAACCCGTCCACTCAGAAAGACCTCAAGCCTATCTTGTTTGGATGGCAAGCCATGCCTGACGATGCGCGAAAGGTGTGGATCACTGAGGGTGAGTGGGATGCCATCGCCTGTGGTGAGTTAGGGTTCCCAGCTCTATCGGTGCCAATGGGTGGAGGTAAAGGCGCGAAGCAGACCAAGTGGATCGCCCATGAATACGAGAACCTCGCCCGCTTTGAAGAGATATTAATCGCTACTGACATGGATGAGCAGGGGGAGCTTGCCGCCGCAGAAATTATGTCTAGGCTGGGTGACCGATGCTACAGGGTTAACCTGCCAACCAAAGACATCAATGAGCTGCTGCAAAAGGAAGGCTACGAGCAGGCACGCTGGATGCTGGAGTGCGCCTATCAAGAGGCACGCTGGAAAGACCCTGAGACTTTGCGCTCTGTACTGGACTTTGAAGCGGACATCGATGACTTCTTTGAAAACAAGATGGACGACACGCAGGGCTTCGGCTCTGGATGGGCGAAGCTGGACGAAGAGGACATCAAGTTCAGACCCAACGAGCTGTGGGGTGTTTGCGGGATCAACGGTCACGGCAAAAGCATGTGGCTTAACCAGCTGTCACTCAATGCTGTAGAGCAGGATCAAAAGGTTCTGATTGCATCGATGGAGATGACGCCCAAGGCAACCATGGGGCGAATGGTTAGGCAGGCTGCTGGATCAGAGCAGCCACCCCAGCCATACAGAAAGAAACTGCTTGAGTGGATGTGCCCTAACCTGTGGCTGTTCGTTGACAAGCTGACCCCCAAGCCTGAAGACCTTATGTCGTGCTTTGAATATGCATATCGACGTTACGGCATCAATGTCTTTGTGGTCGATAGCTTGACCAATATGGTCAGGCAGGATGATTACGAAGGGCAGCAGCGCTTCATCGAGAAGCTGGTCAACTTCAAGCTGTCATTCCCCGTCACTATCTTCATCGTGACCCACGTCCGAAAGGGCGAGTCAGAGTACGCAGCACCCAACAAGTACGACGTTAAGGGCTCGGGCTCTATCACTGACTTGGCAGATGGCTTTATCAGTGTATGGAAGAACAAGAAGAAAGCCGAGCAGATAGAGCAGGCAGAGATGCTGGGTGAAGAGCCGGACGAGATGTACACCAAGCAGTGGGATACGTATCTCGAGGTCTTAAAGAATCGCAACGGTATGTATGAAGGAAAGGTTGGCTTTGAGTTCGATAGCAGGTGCTGTCAGTACCGCGACAGAAAGAATGGCAAGCCAAGGTTTTATATCAATTATTCAAAGGATGCATAGATGGATCAGGAAAAGTTTGCACAAAAAATACGAGAGGCTGGCATTGCAGTGGGCAAGGCAGAGTACGAGCTGTCCAAGGCTGATGCAGATGAAAAGAGAATCGTGGCGCAGTCCATGGTGGTGGCTGAGGCGCAGGGCGCCAAGACCAATGCGGCTCAACTCAGAGCTTCTGATGAAGACGTTAACGTATACGAGGCGCGGCTATCTCGGGGCAGGGCTAAAGGCATGCTGGCAGCGGCTAAGTCAGAGATGCTTGCTGCCGAGGTCGAGTTCAAGGTCTGGCAATCCATGCTCGCCAGTGAGCGTGCAGAGCGGAGAGTTTACGGAACATGAAGGGGCGCGGCGCGAATGCGGTTGATAAGAAGTGGATGGATGACATTACCCAGCTCGGCTGCTGTGTCTGCCATCGTCAGTTCAACGTGTTCACGCCAGCTGAGGTGCATCACATCGACGGTAAGACCAAAGAGGGGGCGCACCTTAAGTCCATTCCGCTCTGTTACAAGCATCATCGCGGGGGTGAGGACAACGCCAGCTACACCAGCCGTCACCCCTTTAAGAGAAAGTTTGAGAGCAGATACGGCACCCAGCTAGAGCTGCTGGAGTGGACGCAAGGGAGGATTAATGAAATTAACGGAGTTTGACAAGCTACAGCTGACTCCCAAGAGGCAGCGACAACCCAAGGGGCACTACCATTTTGACCCTGAGCCACCCAGACAAACGCCGATGCGGCTGTGTGACTGTTTGGCAACGACAGATTGGACCAAGCCCTGCAAATATTGTGGAAGGAGTAAGAAGAAATGAGCATCAATATGACAACCCCCGCGCAGTGGGACGCGGTTAAACAGCCCAAGCATTACAAGAAAACCGAAGACGCTATTGAGTGTATCGACGCGATCAAAAGCTCGATGGACATTGACCAATGGAGAGGCTATCTCAAAGGCAACGTACAGAAGTATGTCTGGCGCTATGAGAACCACCCCAACGGAAAGGTTCAGAGTCTTGAGAAAGCCAAGGTCTACCTGCAATGGTTGATTGAGGCAGAGAGTTGATCAACGGTCGAGCTAAGGGTCACGCGTTTGAGCGGGAGCTTATCAAGATGTTTCATGATGAGTTCGGTGATTGCGCGTCTCACCTAAAGCGTAACCTCGACCAGTACCAGACCTGCGGCAAGGCTGACATTGAGTTCCATAACCTCATGATTGAAGCCAAGCGATACGCCAGCGGGCATTGGCACAAGCCTGAGTGGTGGGAGCAGGCTAAGACATCGGCGGGAGATGATTACATACCAGTGCTTATCTATAAGTACGACCGCCAGCCCATACGCATGGTATTTCCGTTACGGACATTCAAGGAATACTCGTTCAAAACTGTTGAGACAATCACGGTGGATTGGGAGACAGGCATCTTGCTGATGCGAGAGCTGTTGGAGGTTCCTGAAAATGAAAACGCGAATACACGTTAATCAGCACAACATAAGAGCTAACGCAAAAGGAGCTGACTCTCCTGTCCTCACGGTCAAAGATTATAAGGAAAATCGCAAAGTAAATATGGCTGAATTATTGGGTGATGACGGTGAGGTCGTTGCCTCGGTCATATACAGTCCCGATAAGCCCCTTTCGTGCGGTGCCAAGGTTTGGATCGAGACGGAGCTGGAGGTCAGAACATGAAGCCAGCAGCGTTCAACGCAGAAATTAAATTAGCGGCGAAAAAAACTTACTACCCCCAGTGCCTTAAATACATAGAGGACAACCTAGCACCAGAGTTTCATGATCTGGCAAGGGCAACGCTGGTCTACTACCTGCCAAGCAATATTCTCGACCTACCAAGTAAGGACGAGAGAAGGGCAGCGATAGAAAGCATTCCGCATGACGCAACACCCAGCCACACTAGGCAGCTGGTAGAGCATGGCGTTAAGACGTTGTGGCAGAAAGAGCGCAATGGGATTTAAGGATGATCTAAAGAGGGGCGTTGCTGTTGAGGATGATCTGCTTCGACGGCTGCGTGCCATCTTCCCAAACGCTAAGCGAGCAGAGGGGCTGCACCCTCAGTGGGACATAGAGATTCCTGAGCTGGGTAAAACTGTTGAGGTTAAATACGATCCGATGAGCCAGAAGACCGGCAACATTGTGATTGAGTACTACCACAACAAGCCATCGGCATTTAGTGTTTCTATTGCAGACTACTGGTTGATTGATACAGGCAATGGGGAGTATTGGTTTAGCAGGGAGGGGATACTGGAGTGTATCTTGCTGGAGGGAATGGAGCCGGTCTGCTTTACTGGTACTACAGACCGGCATCCAAAGTGGGTCTTTCTTATTCCTAAATGCGTTTTAATTCGATACTCAAACGCAGTGCTAGCAGGGCAACCTTAGGCATAGGTGACGACCGATGCTGCCTTAGCCAGTTCTTCACTGACTCGGGGCTAACCTCAATCAAGTCAGCGACCTGCCTTATAGTCAGGTTATGCTTTTTTATTATCTCAATCAGCTCGTCGTTTGTTGACATCGCTGACCTCTCTCTTTCGTCGTTCGTCATAGAATCTCTGCCTATCGTTGGCGTGTAGTATGGCGCCCGCAAAGGCAAAAGCAAAGATCGTCGCAGCGACAATAGCGATAAACCACTCTAAATAAATCATCGGTATTCTCCCATATCAACGACGTTGTCGGTCAGGGGTCTGATCCGGCACTCGGTCTCGTATTCCATGTAATCGCCTAGCCACTCGTGGTTGTGGGTGACGCCCCAGAGATCGGTGTTCAGGTCTTCTACCTTGGCGTACTCGACTGCTGCGCGAACAGCGTAAGGGTGCATCTCGGCAAACACTCTGCGCGTGGGTATATCGCAGGATGATATGGCTGAGTGCAGATCGCTTAGGGCTTTGGCTATATGCTCGGTTCGGGTGTCAGCAATGCCAGCTTCTTTCAGTTTTTGCTCAAATAAGAACATAGGGTCTTCCTCTTTGGTTAGTTCATCCCAGATCACCCGCAGGTTGCCTCGGAGAAACTTACAAAAAAGGACGCCATCCGTAGCGTCTGATAGGTGCTGACTCTCAGCACAGGGAGGAGAAAATTGCTATGTACACAAATGGGTTTAAAAGTTACCCAATATGTGCAGCGTAGATGTGCAGATAGGATACGATTGCTATAAAGCTAAAAAGCAGGGTGATTTGAGCCGCCATTAAATAATTTCTCACCAGCTCACCTCCGCGTATTCTGTGACATCGTTGCTGTCGCAATCTGGGCAGTGGAAGTAGTAGGTCACCCGCTCAACAGATTGGTCACCATATGGCTCGTGATCTATCTCCTGCGACACGCGCAGCTCTGAGTAGTCGCCAAAGAACGTGCAGTCTTCGCATTTCCATTTATTCATTACGCCACCTCCAGTCTGCGCTCGACAGCCTGATAAACGCTGCCGCAAAACTTGGTGTCCAGATGGTCGCTGATCACCACCATAGGGCTACCCTCGCTGCCGTTGTCATAGATCAGGTAGAACCACCCAAGGGGCAGACCGTCAGGCGCTGATGCCTCGACAAAGTCCTCACCGGTGCTGGTTAGGTGCTCTAGTATTTCCATGTAATCGTTTGAAAGGTACAGGCAAGTCTCTTCGCCATCGTTGACGCTGACGCTACAGTTTCTCGACAGCAGCTCATCAATCAGGATTTGAACCGCAACCCGATCAGCCATATTGCAGTACTCAGGGAGTTTTGGATTAAATTCCATCACGCCACCTCCTTAAACATCTCACGGATCAGGGTAATAGAGGTGCGGTACTTGTCGCGCTTTAGCTTGCCGCCCTTGGACCTGTAAAATGCGTAAGGCTTCTCGAGTTGCAGGTTCTTTAAGCCTCGATAGACTACAAACTCGCAACCATCAAGTAGCGGCGCCTTGTAGTCACCCAGACGGTTTTTTCTGTGGTAGCGCCGAAGTCCCATGCTGTCGGCAGGGATCACGCCGTTTCGGATTGTGGCAATGTAGTACTTCACAGTGACCTCCTCGGTCGTTAGTTTTCCAAGACCCAGTAGCTGGCTGGCACCCGTGTAGATTCTAGGTGTCATTCCCGCACAGCTGTTTATCGTCAGGTGGACGCTGGGTTTCGACCGGTAACTAGCCGGTCTCGTCAGTTGGATAGAGTAAGGTTGGATTTGATCTGGTTGCAGGCACGCTCTAGAGCGATCAGGGTCTGGAGGTTGGGGTTGCGCTTACCGTTGATGATTTCTGAGACGGTGTTGAGGTGAAGACCTGCGAGGTCAGCCACCCGCTGCCTGTTGCGCTGTTTAAGCACAAATAGGGACAGCTCGCCGTAGAGTCGCTCAAAGTCACTAGACACTACGCGCCTCCCTTAGCTCCGAGATTCTGACCATCTGCTGGTCAATGATCTTGCCCATGCGTAACAGCTCTGCCCGTGCACTTTCGTTGTCGGGGTTGCATTGCAGTGTGTGAACCAGCAGGTGAGCGGTTTCTTCCCAAGTGGGGGTGCAGTCGATTAATTTAGTTGTCATGATTTGCCTCCTCGGCATTGATTTTAGTGGTAGCGCTCGTCGCCTAATTCTTGCAGCACCGAGTAGGTGTCTCCGATTTCATCTATGAGGTCTTCTCGCTCCTGATTTAGGAGCTTGATGCTAGCCTCTACTTCGGTCAGCTTGGCTT